CGGGTCGGGCTAACCACACTACGCCCTTTTCGTCGGCCTTCCACTTCCATCCGAAGCACATTGCAACCGCCCAGTTGAGGGCAGGCCCGTTCAGTTCTCCTGGCTTGATCTTCATGCTGTCGCTCCTTCAGGGTGTTTGATTTCGCAATAAAGCGCAACTCCGTGGTCATAGCCCCGGCGATAGGCCCACAGAGAGCGGGTGTCCTCTCCGATCAAACCCTCCTGCAATGCAACTTCTGACCCGTTCATTAGCCCGTCGTCTATGCCCAGTTCGTAGGCGTCCAACAGCGTCAATTCATTTGGTTCGATCTTCATGCTGTCACCTTTTGGTCGGTCTCGATAAGTTCGTGAATCTCGAAGTATTCGCAGTCGGCCTCGAAGGGGTTCCAGGCGGCGCGCATTGTTTGCTTGGCCTCCTCGGGGCTGTCTGCACACACTTCTATTTCCATCGCATACGATGCGAGGATCGTGGCTTTGTAGGTCTTCATGCCCTGGCTTCCTTTCTTCCTCTCTCGATCAAGTAGCGCGCCTCGGTTTTGTCGTCGGCCTCGCGGAGCATGGCGCGCACTCGCTCCAACGCGGCGGCATAGGCGGATGCCGTCCGGGCGCGCTCCAGGCGATACCCGGCATTGATAAGGGCGGCGGGATTCATGCCGCCCCCGTCGCAATACGGAGCCACCCCCGATAGGTTTCGGGGATGCACCAAGTGTCGAAGCCCTGTTCCGAAATCATCTTTTCCCCCTGCGATTCGGCGTTCTCGCGGCTTTCAAACCGCGCGCAATAGTCGATTCGGTGGAAGTAGATGCCCTCGCCCTCGGGGTCGGTGTCGTAGTAGGTGGCGGCGTCGCCCACGATTAGAGTGAATCCCATCTCATTTCTCCTCGAAACTTGGCAACTCGAAACCCTCCGCCGCCCATGCATCGCGGGTGGATTCCTCAAGTTCGCAGTATTCGTAGCAGTCGTCGTCGTTCTCGCAAGCGCGGCCCGCGAACCCCATGCCCGGCTCATCGTAGAAAAGCACAAACGAAAACCCGTCGCGCTCGGCAGCAAACCGCAGCGCGTCGATGGGCGGGCTCCACGCGGAAGCAAAACCTACCCGGATTTCGTCGGCGGTCTCGACAATCTCGGTCATATCGTCGGCGGGAATCTCCCACTTTGTCCCCCAGTTTTCAATGCGCCATTCGCGCCACTCGGGGCTTGCCCCTGGCGCGCCGAGACTCTCGCGGTAGGCGTCGGTCTCCGGTTCGGGGCAGCACTCTCGCAACAGGCGGCCGCCTTCGATAGCGGCGCGGTATCGGGCCAGGATGGCCGGGTCGGCGGATCGAATCCGCAATTCGTTGTTGCACCAATTTGGCATGATTTACCCTCTCGAAATTGGAATCACTCGGCGCGCTTTTTCGTCGGCAATCCGCGCGCGCGCACCATGCGCCCGGAATCCGATAATCGTGGAGCGGTTCGCCCGTTGGCATAGCCCGCAATTCGCGCAGTCCATGTTTTCCATCGTTTGCGCGGGACAAACCACAATCGGCCGCCCCTCGGGGGTTGCGGAGTGCTTCGGCGTATCCTTCGGGACAACGCACACAACCGGGAGCCCATGCGCCGCGAGGGCATCGGCTTCGCCCGCATCGTCGGCGGATAAGTTGACAGTAAAGCCCCATTCGGTAGCATGGCGCGCCCACTCGATAGCCTGGGGGCTTTTCTTATGGGTGTAGGTAAACCCTCGGCGGCCGCGATTGGCGGCCACAATTTCACCCAAGGCGGCCGGGTCGACAGTCTCACCCTCTCCGGGTAGGTCTCCGGAAACATTCATTCGCCACAATTGACCCGGCGGGAGGGCGGCGATTCTCGCGGCCAATTCCGACAAATTAAGCCCGGCGCGGTCTAGTCGGTTCCAATGAAGCCGGGTGTAGAAATCCTCGGCATAGCATGAGGTTCGATAGTGCGCGCAGGATGGCGGGCACGATGCCCGCTCGGTGCTTGTGACTGGAATCGGCCCGGTTTTCGCGTTGTGCGATATCCGCGTGAATGAGTAATTCATACCAAACCCTCCGCGCGCGACAGTTGGCGGGCATTGAGTCGGAAGGGTTGCCCGTCCGAAACGCGAATCACAATCCAACCCCGGCGCGGCCCGGCCGGGTAGTCGAGTCGATACTGGCGGCCGCCATAGGTTACAAGTTGCCCGCCCACCAGGCGCCGCTCGGGCTTCGGCTTCGCGTGCTCCCGGCACTTTGCGCGCCACTCTGCGCCCTGGCCGGGCGGATTCGGCGCGAGGGCTTCCAGTTGCGCGAGCATTCGAGCGGGCATCGCGTAATAGAAGGGATGCATATCCTCGCTCATTGCTTTGTATCCGAATTCGCCCTTGCGGCGAGTCGTCAAAAACACGCACCCGAAATGCTCGCGCTTTCCTTCGAATTCCTGGAAGCAAACCGCGTACACGACAGAACCCCGCTCGGCGATTGACTCGAACCCCCATGCGCGGGGGTTGGTGGCGGTTGGTTCCTGAGTGAATTCGCGGCGAATCATCTCCGCGCGCGACAGTTGCGGATGGTCGGCGTAATGAGTCCAGCCCATGGTATTTACCTTTCGCAGAGAATGAGACAACGGGCGGCTTCGGCCGCCTCGCATTCGGTATCGGTGGCGCAGTCATACGGCCACACAATCGAGAGGGCCACAACCGCCAGGAAGGCGGCGGCGGCCAGGATTCCGAGTCGGAACATGGCGCGCCCCTTTTCAATCGAGCCGGGAATCGGCGAAGGCTTCAATCCCGGCCGCGCGGAGGGCTTCCGCGTAGGCGTGGGCATAGGCTTGCTTTCGCTGATGGGACTGATTGAAATCAGAAACCCAAAGCATCGCGCCGCCGCTGATGGACTTGCGGAATAGTTCGCGCTTCAGAGCCCAACGGCCGAAGGCGGAATTCGCGGGCACTTTGACCCAGGCGAAGCCGCACGGCCCATCGTTCACAACCCACACTTGGCGGCCATCGGAGACGGCCATCGGTTCGCATTCGGTTTCCGCAACGGCGCGGAGCCCGGCGGCGTGGGCTTCAATCGCCAGGGCTTCGAATCCGGCATTGCGGGCCGCACGGGCGGCGGACTCGGCGCGGATTTTGTCGCGGAGGGTAGGGTATTCGGTTTGCATGGTGTTTTCTTTCACTTGGTCGAATAGGGGACAAGGGCGAAGCCGGCGGCGCCGGTTTTAATCCAACCGCCGGCGAGGTTGATTCCATGCCAACCCATTGAGTCGGCATAGGTGCGGGCGGCGCATTCATAGGCGCGGAGCCCGTCGAATTCATAGGGAAACCCGACGGTTTGGGGCTTGAAGTCCCCACAAGTCACACGCAGTCGCGCGCCCCTTGTGTCGGTGGGATTGAGGTAAGTCACAACAATGAGGGATGACATAGTGGGGCTCCGGGTTGAGTCCCCCCGAAGGGGGACGGGTTGATTAGTTCCAACGGGTCACAATGAAATCAGAGTGGCCGGACACGCCGAGGGCATCGGCTTCGCGCATCAGTTCGAGCCGGGCCTGATGGGTGCGCGCCGACCGAATCAGGGCGCCCATGGTGCGGGCGACAATCCCCAGGATGGCGGCATCGTGGGTGCTATTGAACACTTGCATGAAGGCGCGGGCCTTATTGACTTCACGGGTTTGGGACTTGTTCATAGTGGGGCTCCGGTTGAGTGCTATCAGGCAGCACGGGATCGATTCTCGCTGATAGGTAGGGGAAGGCGTCCAGTTGATTTTTTTAATCAAAACTGCGGAGTCGATAGCATTGCAATGGGATCGGCGGGCCTGATAGGCGCGGTCAATTGCCAGGGCGGGCGGCGCGGGCTTGATGTTCTCCCGTTGTTCACCTATGATGGCGGCGGTTTGGTTCAGCGCGAAGCGCAGCGGCTCAGTATGAAACCCCCTAAACTATCCCGTAAACAACTAAAGGACGCATTGGATACAGTCCCCGTTTCCGTAATACTCGGCCGTGAGGTAAACCGGGAACTAACACCGAAACAGCGCAAGTTCGCCCTGGAGGTAGCAAAGGGAAACACAAAGGCGGACGCCTACCGGAAAGCATACAAAGCGGATGCCGCGCCTTCCACAATCCTCGGCGAGCCCTATCGGGTGGCGGCTAACCCCGCAGTCTCCGCAGAAATCCAAGCAATAGAAGCGGCCATAAGGGCGGCGGAATATGAAACCCCCGCAGGCTTGCGTTCCCTGGTGATTCATTCCCTGGTGAAAGTGATAACCGACCCGGAATCGAAGCCCGGCCAAATTACTGCGGCGGCCAAGGTTCTCGGCTCTGTCACCGAGGTGGCCGCCTTCACCGAGCGGAAGGAGATTCGCACCATTCGGTCTAGCGAAGATACCCGCGCGCAGGTAATGGCCCAGTTGCGTGAGATGCTGAAAGCCCAGGCTGATGACGCAGAGGTGATAGACAACGCGGCCGATTCCCTCTTGGCCGAACTATCCGGGAGCCGGGGGGAGGTCGACCCCACCCATACCCCACCCCCCGCTGTGGCAGATATGGTGGGCCGTCCCCCTACACATACTATCCCACTCGAACGATCACCCCACCCCCTCGATTTGGAGGACACCCCCCCTTCTTTTTCCAGCGGGACTCCGGACCCCACCCCCTCATTTTTGGGAGACCCCCCGTCAAAGTTAGATTTGCCTAAAAATGAGGCACCCACCTCAAACTAATCAATAAATCAATTAGTTTGTTGTTTCCGCCCAACGTTTTACTCACTTTTCATGTCTGAAGTACACCAAAGCGTACCGACC